TGGTAACTTTGAATATGCAGTGCCATCAGGATTTTATGCAGTATGTACTAAAAGATTAGCGGAGTTTGGATAATGGCTTATACAACAATAGATGACCCCTCAGCACATTTTCATACAAGATTATATTCTGGTAATGGAAGCACACAGTCTATAACCAATAATGCTAATGCAGGTAATTTTAAACCTGATTGGTTATGGATAAAAGAAAGAACATCAACCTCAAATCATTTTTTATTTGATAGTAATAGAGGTGTAGGAAAATATTTACATTCAAATAGTAATTCATCAGAAGGAAATGATGTTCATCAAACATCTTTTGACACTAATGGATTTGGCATAGGTCAACAAAATGGAACAAATGAAAATTCTCAAACCTATGTAGCATGGCAGTGGAAATGTAATGGCGGAACTACAGCATCTAATTCTAATGGTAGTATAACTTCTACTGTGCAAGTAAACGACACAGCGGGATTTAGCATTGTACTGTATACAGGTAATGAAACAGATAATGCAACTATAGGTCATGGATTAAGTGCTGCTCCAGACGTAGTAATTGTAAAAAACAGAGAATCAAGCAGAGAGTGGATGTTTGGACATCAAGCCTATGTTGATGGTGGTAATACTGAAAATTTAAGGTGGAATTCAACTGGTGCTGTTGCATCAGCAAGTAGTGAAGCAGGTAGTGGTTGGAGTAGAACTGCTTTTGGAAGTTCTGTATTTACAGTAGGAGATGGACAGGACGGTGATTACACAGAGGGAACAAATAATGGTACAGACGACCATGTAGCATATTGTTTTAGAGAAGTAAAAGGTTACTCAAAGTTTGGTTCTTATACAGGTAATAATTCTACAGATGGTGTATTTGTTTACACAGGATTTAAACCTGCATGGCTTATGGTGAAAAAAACTGATGGCAGTGCAAACTGGGATATTACAACAGCGGCTATCTCTCAAAATCAAATAGATGAAAGATTAAGAGCTAATTTATCTAATGCAGAGGAATCTAGCGGTTATGTAGATTTTCTTTCAAATGGATTTAAAATGAGAAACACTAATGGTAGTCAAAATAATGGTTCGTATATCTACATGGCATTTGCAGAACATCCATTTGTAAGTAGTAAAGGAGTGCCAGTAACGGCAAGATAGAATGTTTGGTATATCTCCTTTTGGTGAATTTGCTTTTGCTGAGTCCACTCATCAACCAGTAAATTTAGAAGGTATTCAAGCTACAATAAGCTTAGGTGACATTTCTGCCATTGAGGCAAACGCTGATGTTACTTTAGAAACCAATGTAAATAACATCTCTATTGGTGATCTGACCTTTGTAGGAGCAGCTAACGTCACTGTCAGTGGCAACGCAGTTACATCAAGCCTTGGTTCTATGACACCAAAGGCGGCTGCTGATGTGGCAGTCACGACCAACTTAGCGGGGACCGTGGCTAGCGGATCGGTGACCATCATAGCTAAGGCCGTAATAGCGGCAACAACTAATCAATTAACTTCTTCTGTCACAGGACCTGGTGTTGTGACATGGAATGACGTTAACGTGAACGCAAGTCAAGCGTGGACAAACGTGGAAACATAATATAAATTTGGAGGCAGTATGGCATCGACATTTTCTACATCACAAAAATTTGAATTAATCGCTACAGGTGAAAAAGCAGGTTTATGGGGATCTACAACCAACACAAATCTACAATTAGTAGAGGAAGCTGTGGGTGGTTATTTATCTTTAGATGTAGCATCCTCCGATCAAACCTTAACAATCAGTAACGGCGCCTCCTCTAATGGGCGCAATATGATCATCAAGTTTACAGGCACTTTGGCCGCTAATAGAAGTGTTACGGTTCCTGACTCTATAGAAAAGATGTATCTAATAGAAGACGGCACATCAAGAAGCACAAGTGACTACACTTTAACTTTTAAGACAGCATCAGGCACAGGCGTAACAATGCCGGTTGCTTCAAAGATGGTTGTCTATTCTGATGGCACAAACATCGTTCAATTAGCAGTGGAGAAAGGTTATCATTCGATTGCTAGAAACTATACAGCCGTTAACAATGATCAATTGATTATAGACACAAGTGCAGCGGCAAGACAAGTGACACTTCCTGCCTCTCCTAGTGTTGGTAATGAAGTTACCTTTATAGATGCAAAAGGGTCCTTTGGTTCTAACAATTTAACAATTGCAAGAAACGGTTCTAATATATTAGGGTCTGCTTCTAATTTAGTTGTATCAACAAATGGGTCTGCATTTACACTAGTCTTCTTAAACGCGACTCGTGGTTGGGCATACAAAGATAAAGTCTAAGGAGAGTAAATGGCTCTCGTAACTCTAGACTTCTTACCAGGCATAGACAAACAAGACACCACTAAAGGTGCTGAACGTCGTTTTATTGATTCCAACAATGTACGCTTTCGTTATGGTCTACCAGAAAAGGTAGGAGGTTGGTCCTCTCTTTTACCTGATAAGATAGTCGGTGTTGTCAGAGCACAACACCCTTTTACAGATTTAGATGGCAACAGGTACGTGGCCCTCGGAACGGATAAGTTTTTATTATTATATTTTGAAGGTCAACTCTTTGACATCACACCTATTAGAACTTCTATCGGCTCTTCTACTATGGCCACAATAGATGAGTCAGCCTCTGTCACAATTACTACAAGCTCTGCTCACGGTGCAAAAGCCGGGGACATAGTACAACTAGACGGTGTCACTTTACCGAGTGGTACAGGTCTTAGTGCTTCTAACTTTGAAGATGTTAAGTTTCAGATAATCACAGCGCCTAGTACAACAACTTTTACTATTACATCAACTGCAGCTGCTACAGCCTCCATATCAACAGGCGGTGCAATAACTTGTAAGTTCTATGAACCTGTTGGTCCAAGAGAACAAACTTATGGTTATGGTTGGGGTGTGGGTAACTGGGGCGGTACAATTGATTCTGCTGCAGCAACAACTGTAAACGAAGCGTTAGATGCATCAGAGACAACTATCACTCTAACAAGTGCTACAGCTTTTCCTACTGCAGGCACGATCTTAGTAGACTCAGAACTTATTACCTATACAGGTAAATCCACAAATGATTTAACAGGCTGTACAAGAGGAGCTCTTGGAAGCACCGCAGCGACACATAGCAATGGAGCTGCCGCTACTAATGCAACAGACTTTGGTGGATGGGGTGTAGCTGTCAAAGCAGATCAAGTAGACTTAGAGCCAGGTCTTTGGTCCCTTGATAACTTTGGTCAAGTCTTAGTTGCAACTGTTGCAAACGGCAAAACCTTTACATGGAACGCTGGAGCGACAACCCCTACTGCAAACAGAGCGTCGACTAGCACCTCTAGCTTTTCTACTTCTAACAATCCAACAGCCTCTAGAGCAACTTTGATATCACCTACTACAAGACACTTGATACACTTTGGAACAGAAACAACAATAGGTACAGCTAGCACACAAGATGACATGTTTATTAGATTTGCTGATCAAGAAGATATTAATACTTTTATACCTTCTGCAATAAATGCAGCAGGCACACAAAGACTTCAAGATGGAACTAAAATAGTCGGAGCAATCAAAGCAAAAGAAACAATTCTAATATGGACCGATACCGCTTTATATACCATGAAGTTTATCGGAGCTCCTTTTACTTTTGGCTTTGAGCAAGTAGGTACAAACTGTGGTTTGATTGGTAAGAACGCAGCTGTTGAGATAGATGGTGTTGCGTATTGGATGAGTAATAATGGTTTCTTTTTATTTGATGGTACAGTCAAATCACTACCTTGTTCTGTAGAAGACTTTGTATACGACGATATTGATTTAACAAAAGGACAACAGATTACAGCAGGTGTTAACAATTTATTTACAGAGATTATATGGTGGTATCCTACATCTGGTCAAAGTTTTAATAATAGATTAGTTGCTTATAATTATTTAGAGTCACCAGGATCACAGGTCCCTGGTGGTATTTGGTATACTAGTACAGAAGGTAGAACCTCATGGATGGACGCTAAGATATATCCAAAACCTTATGCAACATCTTATTCTTCTAGTGACACAGGTACCTTTCCTACCATACAAGGAGTTACAGGTCTTGGAGCTACGATTTATTTTGAACACGAGGTAGGTAATAATCAAATCAATACAGATGGATCGAGCACCGCGATTAGTTCTTTTGTGAAGTCTTATGACTTTGATTTAGAAGGACAAGGCACTGAAGGTGATAGATTTTTATCTGTTCGTCGTTTTGTACCAGACTTCAAAGCATTGCAAGGCACTGCTAAAGTAACGTTGGCCGTGAAACGTTTTCCAGCTCAAGAAGATACTTCTACATCTTTGAGTCCTTTCTCTATTACATCTGCAACAACTAAAAAAGATACAAGAGCTCGTGGTAGATATGTTAATATAAAAATAGAAAACGATGACATTGATCAAAGCTGGAGGTTTGGGACCTTTAGTTTAGATGTACAACAAGATGGAGGCAGATAGTGGCAAAGATAAATGTAAAAATACCAGAACCAAAAGATAATTATGATACATCTAACCAAAAACAGATAAACAGATCTATTACTACAATTATTGAACAATTAAATTCTACTTTTTTAGATGAAATAAAACAGGAGCAAGAGAGATTCTCTTGGTTTTTAAGTGGCTAATATATATAAAAATGCAAAAGTAGATTTAACAACTACTAACAATACAACAATTTATACGGCTCCTAGTAACTCAAGAGCTATTATAAAATCTATTCTAGTTTCAGAGGATAGTAACAATGCAGATACAGTAACTTTGACAGTGACAGACTCCGCTGACGCTGTGTTTAGTTTATTTAAGGACAAAGCCATATCTGCAAAAGCAACAAACGAATTATTAACACAGCCTTTGGTTCTTCTTGAAAGTGAAGTATTGAAGGCACAAGCTGCAACTGCAAATAGGCTACATGTGGTTGTTTCAATATTAGAGATAAGTAGAGACTAAGGAGGTAAAATGGTATCTTTTGTAGAAAAAGGCAAAA